GCCAGAACCTCCCCCGGAGGTCGGTCAGTCGTTCAGGATCTCGCGGGCGATCTGCTTGAGTTCGTTGCGCGTGTTCACCTGGAGGACGTCCTCGTCGTACGCCTTGTCGTCGAACTCCTCCAGGTCCTCCTCGGTCAGGGGCTCGACGTCCCAGTCATCGAGGAGGTCCCGCTCCTTCACGGGGGTGATGTAGTAGGTGGTCTTGTTGTTCTTGGTCTGCTTGGAGACGGAGAAGTAGAGGTCGTCCCGGTTGATCGGGGCGGTCTTCTTGTCCTTGGAGTAGTTCTTGAGGATGTCCGCGACCATCGGGCCGAACTGCCAGATCTTGACCTGCGGGTCCTCGGGGTCGGTGAAGTCGATGACGTTGAAGCAGACCTGCTGGGAGGGCTTGTCGCCTGCGTCGTCGCACAGCGGGCAGCGGGACTCCAGGCACGTCCAGGACCGCTTGCCCTTGCGCTCGATCCAGTGCTGGAGGAAGACCAGGAACGGCTCCTCGTCGAGGATCTTCACGACCACGGCCTCGCCGGTCACCTTGAAGTTCTCGGGGAAGCCGGACGTGGCGCTCTTGGTCTTCTCGTACGATCCCCAGCCCTTGCCGCCGACCTTCGGGGCAGGCTCGTCGTCCTCGTCGTCCTCCTGGGAGCGACGCGAGCGACGGGAGGAGGTGTCGGCCTCCTCGGTATGAAGCGACTGGCGGCGCGAGCCACGGCGGGAGCCCCGGGCCGGACGCTCGTCCTCGTCGTCCTCCGGGAGGTTGTTGTCCTCCGGCTCGTCGGCGGGGGTGTAGGCCTCGGTGGACGCGGCGGTGCGGCGGCGGGTGAGGGTGCGGGGCATCAGGTGTTCTCCTGCTGGTAGAGGTGTACGTACGACTTGTTCTCGGCGGTGTTCAGCCGGGCCTCTTCGATGTCGGCCGAGAGCACATCGTTGATGTGGTCGACGGCGATCTTGTCGAGGTCGGCCAGACCACGTGCCTTGGGGAAGTCGTCGGAGTCGATCTCCACGGAGGCGGAGAACTCGACCCACTCGAAGTTGCCCATGGACACGTGGTGCTTGGCGCTGCGAGCGATCTTCACTGCTCGGCCAGCCTCTTGAAGAGGTCGATGACGCGGAGGGTGAAGTTGGTGCCCTTGATCGGCTTCTGGTGGGAGACCAGGACGCCTTCCTCGTGCGCGATGCGGACGATGCCCTCGACCTGCTCACGGGTGTAGAGGCGGCGACGGCCTCGCACATCGTCGTCCCGGCCGGGCGACTGGAAGGTGGACTTGGGGATGATCCCCTCGCGCTCCCACTTGCGGATGGTCACCGGCTGGCGGCCCAGGGCCCGGCCGAGTTGGCCGACGGTGAAGAACTCGGTCTCGACGCCGCCCACGTTGTACTTGCGGGGCTTGGCGTCCCAGTCGGCCGCCGACGAGGCGACCTGGGTATGAAGCCCGTTGCGGTTCTGGTGGCGGACGATCGGCTTGGTGGAACCGGGGTAGAACTGCTCCCCGATCTCGGCGAAGTCCTGCTCGATGCTGGCGAGGGTGCTCATGTGGTGGTTCTCCTAGCCCTGGAGCGGCTTGAACGCGTACGAGATGTTCTCGGTGAACAGGGCGTCGAGTTCCTCATCCGAGATGAGGCCCTCCTGGTTGAGGACGTACAACTCGTCCTGGTCCAGGACCGTGGTCGTGACTTCCTTGTAGACGCGGTCGCGGATGCCCTTCTCGTTGACCAGGGTCTCGACGGCGTCCTCGTCCAGGCCGACGGAGGTGCGCTTCTCGCGCTTGACCTCGGTGAAGCGCTGGCCGTTGACCTCGATGGGGGCCGGAAGTTTCCAGAACTTGGAGCCCTTCTCGTCGGTCTCCCCGGTGGCGTCCACGTAGGCGCTGATCTCGTCGCGCAGGTGGTTCTTGCGGGTGACGACCTGGGTCTCCTGGAACTTCAGGACCAGGAACTGTCGGACCTTCTCGATGGGGTTCTCGGGATCGAGGTTGATGGGCTTCTCGACTCGGCGGGTGGTACGTCTCTGGACGGTAGCCATAGAGCGTGTGCTCTCTTTCTTCCGGAGTAGTTGGTCGATCGAGTAGTGACTCTACACTACCGATTCGATGTTGTCGATTCTTGATTACGCCTTCTTGAAGGCATCACGGAACGCCTTGCGGGCGGCGTAACGGTGTGCGGCTTCGTCCTTCTGGTCACGGCGGAGGACCGTCTCGGCCACGTCCTGGTAGACGGTGACGACGCGCTTCTCTTCCGGGTCCACTACGGCCACGAGGTCCCCCCGGATGTGCCGAACCTGTCCAGGAACGCGACCCGAGGGGTAGGTATGAAGCGGCTCGTTGGCCGCGAGGAGAACGTCCGCGCTGCTCCAGCCCTTGGCGGCAGCCTGCTGCTGTGCGTGGTGGGTCAGGCGGTAGGTCGGCGCGTCGGTGACGTCTGCGGACCAGGTGATGCCCAAGCTCTCGGCGATGGTGGCCATCTCGGTCTCCTCTGTTCGATGTCTTGTTCGAACCTTGTGAGGAAGACACTACGTAGCCCTCTGGCATATGTCAACGGGTTTCGTTCATCCGTTTGACAAGTTCACCAGCGGTCGGCGACGGCACCACGTCGAGCGAGGCGGACGGGGGTCAGATCCCAGTCGTCCTGCTCCTCGGGAGGGCGTATGACGTCCTCCAGCCCCTCACGGAGCAGGACGTCGAGCGGTTCTTCTCGCATAGCTTGATATTGACATGCCGCTACGGCTTTAGAACCACTCGACGTCCGTCATGAGATCCTGGAAGTTATGCCGCTTCCAGGCACTGCGTCAGGGTCACCAGGTCGTTCTCGATGCGTCCCTTGTCGTCCGCACCCCGGCCGTCAGTGATGGCCGAACCCACCCGCCTCTTGTGCGCGAGCATGGCGTACTTCCTGGGCTCCGTGGTGCCCTGCGTGATCGCGTTCAGCACGTAGATGTTCTTGAACAGGCTGCTCGCGCGGTCGTGCCGCTTGTTGATCTGGTCCTGCTTGCCGGACGACCAGGCCAAGTCGTAGTTGATCAGGTAGTTCGCCATCCACAGGTCGGTCCCGAAGGCTCCGGCGTGGCTGGAGAGGAACACCCGGCAACCCTCCTCCGTCTCGAACCGGCTCGCCGCGTACGCCTTGGCACCCGCGCTCATCCGGCCCGTGTACGTGACGGCCACACCCTCCGGCAGACGCTCGGCGATCAGGTCGAGCATGTCCGGGTTGACCGAGAAGACGATCACCTTGTTCTTCGGCGTGGCCAGGATGTCCGTCACTGTCTCTACGACCGCATCCAGTTTGGGGGTAGAGGTGACGTCGTCGAGCACACCGTCCTGCCACACCTCGTAGGCGTACTTAGAGCCGGGCCAGGTCTTCTTCTCGGCGCCGCCCTGCCTCGCTTGCTCGCTCTCCTCATACCGCTGCCCGGACATCACGATGAGGTCCGGGTGGTTCAGCAGCATGTCGAGCGCCTGCATACGGGACATGATCTTGCCCTGCTGGCTGTTCTCGTTCGGGGTGTCCCCGCCGTGGTAGTGAGCGAACAGGTCGAAGTCCGTCGTGTTGGGCCCGAGCGCGTGCAGCTCGGCCAGCAGGTCGGCGGAGATCCGCTTGTAGGCCTTCTTCGTCTTGGCGTCCAGCGTCACCGGGATGGCGCTCTCCTGGACCTGCGGCAGGTACGGCTTGACGTCCTCGTCCATGCGGGTCTTGCGCACCATGGCGTCGGCCAGTTTGGCGTGCAGGACAGGCAGGTTCTTGTAGTGCTGCACGCCTCCGAACTTGTTGCGGACGATGTAGGTCTTGTCGTACAGGTCGAACCGGCCCAGCACCGTCTCGTCGACCCACTGCATGATGCTGAACAACTCCTCCGGCCGCCCGTTCTCCACCGGGGTGCCAGTCAGCGCGTAGCGATACGGCGCGGTCAGCCGCTTGATCTTCCGGGTGCGCTGCGCCTTGAACGTCTTGATGGCGGTCGCCTCGTCCAGCACGATGCACTCCGGCTTGATCCGGCGGACGTAGTTCCAGTCGTTGACGACGTTCTCGTAGCCCATGATCACGAAGTCCGGCCGGTACGTCTTCACCTTGACGTACTGACCGGCGCGCTTCTTGGTGTCGCCGTCGATGAGGATGCAGTAGTCCTCCGTCGGCACGGTGATCTCCTGGGTCTGGCCGTCCTCGCGCACCTTGATGACCCGGGTGGGCACGTCGGTGAGTTTGGCGATCTGCTTGGCCCACTGGTACTTCAGCGAGGCCGGGACCACGATGACGGCGGTCTCGACCTCGCCCTCGGCCAGCAGCTCCTCGATGGCGGCCAGGGCGATGGGGGTCTTCCCCAGCCCCATTTCGTAGGCGATGAGGAGCGACCCGCGCTCGACGGCGCGGGCCACAGCATCCTCTTGGTACGGGTGTAGGTCGATGTTCAGCACTGGCTGTACTGCCGATCGAACTGGCCCCGGGTGCGCGGGCGCTTCGCGAAGGGGACGCCCGGGGTGTAGTGACCCTCCTGGATGTGGTCGGGGTTGGCGCACATCCGGCGGGTGCACGCTCGGTGCTTCTGCCCGGCCCCTCCGGTGATGAACGACAGCAGGCTCTGGCCCCGGTAGGTGGGCCGTGTCGCGGTCGACTGGAAGATCAGGCAGGTGGAGTCCGGGTCGGCCTCGACGCGGTCCCAGAAGGCCTGCCCCAGGTGCTCGTAGCCATCAGGCGCCAGCATTCGCGGCCTCCTGGTGGGTCATGTGGAAGCCGTGGCACTTGGGGCACTCGTAGACACGAACCGGCAGGAACTCCCGGGTGCTGTCCTTCTTGCGCTGGATCCGCTGCATGTCGAGCAGCGCGGAGACGCGGTCGGGGAAGCGGCGCTTGCCGCAGGTATGAAGTCGTCGCTTGTTGTAGGGCATGACGTGCTCCTTAGAACCGTGCGAGCACGGATGAGTAGGCGTTGTCGACGGCGTAGGTGAGTTCGCTGTCGGTCATGTCTCCGGGGTCCTTGGCGGACGTCTGGGAGTAGTCGAGGAAGCGCAGGGTCAGGCCGCGACCGACCCACTCCTTGCGTAGCCGGGCGCAGGCCTCGGCTCCGGCCTTGTCGTTGTCGAGGGCGATGACGACGGTGTCGAAGTGGTCGCGGATCAGGGACATCTGGGCGTCGGAGACTCCGGCACCGAAGGAGGCCAGCCCGGACTTGTATCCCGCCGCGTGCAGCCGGGCCACGTCGAGAGGCGACTCGACCAGGATGGCGAGGTCGTCCTCGTAGGTATGAAGCCCGAAGAGGGTCTTGGACTTCGTCATGGAGTTGGGCCGGTTGCGGAAGTAGCGGGAGTTCTTCTCCTGCCAGCCCCAGAGCATGCCGGTGTCGGGGCAGCGGACCGGGACGATCCACATGCTGCGCTTGTCGTCCCAGAGCACCTCGCAGGCGTCCGCGCTGGCGGGCCAGAACTTCCGCTCGACGCACTCCGCGAAGGGCGGGGAGACGTACAGGGCCAGCGAGGCCTCATTGATGTGCTTGGTCGTGTCGACCTGGCTGGGCTGCTTCTTCGCGAGGAACTTCTTCACCCGCTCGATGCCGCCACGGGAGCGGACCCAGGCGACCGCGTCGGCGTGCGCGATGTCCAGCACGTCGCGGACCAGGACCACGAAAGGTCCTCGGTATCCGCAGGAGAAGCAGTTGAAATACCCTTCGTCGGAGCGAATAGAAAAGGATGGGTGCTTGTCTTTCTTTCCGGTCCGCGCCTCATGCATGGGGCACGGCATATGAATCTCGTACTCCTGGACCTTGTAGTCCAGGCCGATCTCGTCCAGGCAGGCGATTACGTTGCCAGGAATGGGGGTGCCAACGGCATCCCACCCCTTAGCCTTCGCTCGAACCATTACTGATACCTCTCTTCCAGGTACTTCAGGTAGTCGTACATTTCCCACGCCCGTGGCCCCCGGTCGGCCCACGTTCCGTAGGTGACGAGCCGGATAGGCCCGAGTCCCATCAGCCGGTGCATTTCGCTGGCGTATATCAGGTTCCGGTCGCGGGGATTGCGATTGTTCTCGCGGCACCAGAACAGGAACTCCCGGTAGTTCCCGGCGAGGACCACCAGCCGGGGATCAGAAGGCGCCGACGTAGCCATCGGTGTTCTCCTCGTCCATGGCGAAGGGGTCCTCGTTCAGTTCCTCGAACTTGCCGGTCTCCCAGTCCCACTGGCAGTAGGTCTCCAGGGGCGGGCAGTTACGGGCCAGGACGACCTTGATCTTGTTGATGTTCGCGTCTTCGGTGGACTCGACACCGAGGATCACGTCGGAGTCCTGGGCGAAGGAGGACGAATATCCGATGGAGTCGGACGTGATGCCCTTCTTCTTGTTCATCTTCCATTCCAGGACCTGCGTGGAAATGACGATCGGGAGTTGCAGGTTCTTCGCCATGCGCTTGAATCCCCGGGTGAGGTTAGTGAGCGCCTGGCTGGATCCCTGAGCCTCTCCGAGTTCGTCCTGCATCATGTAGATGCCGTCCACGAAGACGATCGTCGGCCGAATGTTATCGATCTTCGACTGCACACCGGTAAGCGTCGTCGCACTCATGGAGTCCGAGGAAAGGAAGAACGAGGGCATGGCCTCGATTTCCCGCAGAGCCCTTTCGAGTTTGTCCCACTCGGCTTTCTTGAGCGTGCCATTCCTCAGCCGGGCGTGAGAAATCCCCGCGCGGATGGCGTCGAAGCGCTCCTCCTGCTCCTCGTTGCTCATCTCGAAGCCGATGAACAGCGGGCGCTCGCCGTGAAGGTGGGCGGCCATGGCTGCCAGCAGCAGCAGGGTCGACTTACCGGCCTTCGGCGGGCCGACGAAGGTGACCAATTGCTCCTTCTGGAGGCCCTGGGTGGCCCTGTCGATCGTGTTGAAGCCGGTGGGGATGCCCCGGAGCCCGTCGGGCAGGTCCTTGAGCGTGAGGTAGCGCGCAAGGCGTGCCTGGCCGGTCTCGGTCAGGTCGGTGTCGCGGGCGTTGGGTACTGCCGAGGCGATGGAGGCCAGCGTGCGCGCGAGCGCTTCCATGGCCCCGTTGGCATTGCCCTCTTCGTGTGCGTCGACCGAGTCGGCCAGGCCCTGCTCCAGCAGGGCCAAAGTATGAAGTTCCCGCAGCCGGTCGGTCAGCACGTTCATGCTGTCCTCGACCTTGACGAACCTGTAGGTCGGGAAGTCCGTCTTGATCGTGGCCAGCGACGGCACCTCGCCGTAGGTGCCCTTGTGCCGCAGGATCGCCTTGAAGACAGCCTTGTTGTCGGGGTCGCCGAAGAAGTCGGGGGTGATGCCCGCGTCCGCTACGTCGGCCAGGTCCTTGTCCTGGATGACGCGGGAGACGAGCAACCGCTCGAAGTCCGCCATTTACATTGCCCCTATGAGTGTGGTGGGTACGGCCGGGAGCATGCGTCCCTTGCTGCCGTAGATCAGGTGATGTTCGTTGTCGAAGATCGCGGCGACGTCCGGCATGTGTGCCAGGCGGCGGGCCAGCTTCTTCGGCTCGTCGGCCCAGATGCGGCCGATGGGCAGGCCCTCGATGTCCAGCCGCCATTCCAGGGCCTCGGCGAACTCGTCGCCCAGGTAGGTGATGACGTCGACCGAGTACCTGTGGCGCCAGACGGTGTCCCAGATGACGTGGGCCAGGGCCTCGTTGATCTCGTAGGCCTTCACCGCGCGTTTCCACTGGTGTGCGCGGCGGGCCACGGCTTCACCAGCTCGGGCGCGAGCGGTGGGCAGGTCGCCCAGGAGGCCTTCGAAGACCAGGACCAGGCGCGGGGAGACCTCGTTGCTTATGTCCCCGCCCTGCATCAGATTCGCTCCGCGTCCGCGCGGAGCCAGATATGAAGCCGGTTGCCCCGGACCTCGCGCCGGTCGCTGTAGCGGAAGGGCCGGAAGCCGAGGCTCTTGGCTCGGGCCCAGGCCAGCCGCTTCAGCATGCTGATGGTGTGCTGCTGTTCGGGGAACCTTCCGGTGGCCGTACCCGGGATCTCGTCTTTGTAGACAACTGACAAAACCTCGTCCTCGAAGGGGAGGGCCATCTGCTCATGCTGCACGGCGATCTCCTCCGACGATCGTGAGGTGGGTGAAGGCCTCCTGGATGAAGGAGCCCATCGTGGGGTTGTAGACGGAGCCCCACTCCCGGGGCGGGAGGTTCGAGGTGACCAGGGTGGGCAGGGCCTCGCGGTGGCGCTGGCGCAGGAGGGTGTCCAGCAGCCCCTCGGCGTAGCCGGTCTTGGTGCGGTGCTCCTTGCCGACATCGTCCAGCAGGAGGACGGGGGCCTTCTCGGCCGCCACGATCTTGTCCTGGATCTCCCACCAGCGTGCGACGGCCTCGGGCTCGTGCCGGTCCTGGAGGCCCATCTTCTCGATGGAGTCCTTCACGAAGTCGGCGTAGGCCAGCCAGTGGACCGGCAGGCGCTTCTCGAAGTAGACCTCCAGCAGCGTGGCCGTGGCCAGGGAGGTCTTGCCGGTGCCGGGCGGGCCGACGAACAGCAGGCCCTTGCCGATGGCGGACCAATCACTCGGGTACTGGTCGAGCGGGCGCTTGTCGGTGACGTAGTGGTCGCGCAGGTCGTCGAGCCAGGTCTGGCAGGTGGCTCGCGGAGCGGTATCCGCCACGGACTTGAGCCGCAGGTGGCGGTAGTGCGCCGGGATGCCATATTCCTTGAGCCGCAAGGCGTGGACGCGGGGGTCTGTCGCCATGGTCAGTACCTCCTGTGGTGGTGGGTGAACGATCAGCAGGCTACCACAGTTATTGCTTCCTGAGTACGCCTTTGGAACGCGTAAGGGGCGGACCGCCGTAGCAGCCCGCCCCTTCGGGTCGGTCAGGACCAGTAGTCCTCGTTGAACCGGTTGTCTTCCATCTCGCTGGCGGCCTTGCCCAGCCTCTTGGTCAGCAGCCCCCGGGCGGCCAGGAAGTCCTTCCAGGCGACCACGTTGTCCGAGCGCTGCCAGGACACCGACCAATACGTCAGGATCATCTGCCGGATCTCGTCCCGCTCCGTGCCCTGCGCCATCCACCGGCCGAAGTTGCCGGTGAGGGCTGCGAGGTTGGAGGAGCCGGGTACCGGGTGACCTACCTCCTGGGCCCGCTTGTCGAAGAACTCGGCCAGTTCCTCAGAAGGCCTCTTGGAGCGCTTCTTAGGACCTCGCTGGACCGGAGGGGCCAGGTCGTCGTCCGAAGCCGGGAGACGGCCACCGAGAGGCGCTGCTGGGTCTTCTTCTCCGAGAACCTGGGAGACCACGTACGCGGGGTCGAGTTCCAACTCCGCCCGAGCCTGCTCCAGGGCTATCTGTTTCCGGGTCTTCCTCTTGGGGCCGACGGACCTGGTCTGAACCGCAGCCCAGCCCTTCGCTCCCGGCCTCTTGGAAGTGTTCCCAGCATCCTCGGGAACCGACCGCGCCGACCGGCGCGGTGGAGAAGACGTAGTCTTCTCTATTACTTCTATATCTCTAGTTGGGTAGTTAGGTAGTACGTTACCGCCTGAAAATCCGTCTTCGGAAGCACCCTTGGTAGTTGGTATATCCCAACTACTTTCCGGCGCCTGGGAATCCGTTCTCGGTACGCCTTCCGACGCCTGGGAATCCGGCTCCGGAAAATCGCGCACCACAGTGATGGTGTGCCACAGGAGTTTTCCGGTCTCCTCGTCGCGGTACTGCTCGCGCTCCTGGCTCATGTAGCCGACCTTGCGGAGTTCCGCGAGCGCCGTACGTACCGCGTCGCGGCCCTCACGGGGCTCCTCCCGGCTTCCGGGGAGGTCGGTGGTCTTGGTCTCCCAGTCGTCCGGCTTCGCCAGCAGGAAGGCCAGCACGCCCCTCGCACGGTAGGAGAGGCGGTCGTCGCACAGTGTCGAGTTGGGGATGGTCGTGTATCCCTTGGTGCGCTTTACGCGGAGGATGCTCACCTTGCGTTGTACTCCGGCTGGAAGTTGCGCACCAGCATCTCCTCGACGAACTCGCACTGCGGAAGCGTGTCGAATTCCTGGACGTCCCAGCGGTCGAAGAGAAGGCCCTGCTCCTTGTGGTCGGACATCCTCTCCGCGAGGTTCTGCGGGCCATCCAGGACGGCCACGTAAACGATGTCCAGGGAAGTCCTGGGGTTCTCCACGCCGTCCCGGTGCAGCGTGTATACGACCGGGCCGTGGATGTTCTCGGCGCCAGGAGCGCCATAGGTATGAAGGATTCTCGTCATGGTAAGTTCTTCCCATCTCGGGGTTTGTGGTGGGCCTCGGGGTGTGGTGGGCAAAGGCCCCCGGCAGTGGCTTGAAGGTCTTGAACCTCGCCAGCGCCGGGGGCCTTTGCGTTACTCACTCCGTGTCGAAGTCGAGGCCCTTCTCCTCGATCTCCGCCCGGGTCAACTGAACGACCTTCTGTCCGGCCGGGATCCGGCCACGGCCGCGACGGGTGTAGTTGCCCTCGTCGTCGACCAGGAACGCGAACGTCTTGGACTCGTCACGCGGACGGCCACGACGGCGCGGCTTGTCCTCGGACTCCGGCTCCTCGGCCTGCTCGGGCTTCTTCGCTTCCTCGTCGTGGACCTTGTCGGCCACGATATGAAGCGCCTTGGCGAGCAGTTCCGTCAGCGGGCGCTCGCGCACCTCGTCGGCCTGGTTGGCCAGTGCGTTGCGCTCGTCCTCCAGACGGAGGTACTTGTAGGCACCCTCCAAAGCGGTGCCGATGAGCAGCAGGTCGATCTCCGGCTCGGCGACCGGCTCGGTCTTCCGCTGGGCCTTCTGCGCGGCCCGGTTGACCTCCTGCTCCAGGCTTTCCTGCTCCTGGATGTCCTGCTCGACCGGGTCCTCCTCCGGCTCCGGCTGGGCCTTGCGGCGCGAGCGGCCACGCTTGGGCTCCTCCGGCTCCGGCTTGGGCTCCGGCTTCGGCTCGGGCTTGGCCTCCGGCTCGTCGTCCTCGGTCAGCGGCTCCTCTTCCACCTCGACCGGCTCGGGCTCGGCGCGGCGACCGCGACGGCGGCCACGCTTCGGCGCCTCCGGCTCGGGCTCCGGCTCCGGCTCGGGAGCGGGGGCAGCCTCGGGGTCGCTGGCGAAGGAGATGTCGTCGAGTCCGGCCGTGAGGTCCTTGGCCTTGATCCCGGCAGCCTCGGCTGCGTCGAGGAGGAGTTCGGCTTCCTCGCTGCCTTCGTCGCCCCACAGGAGGATGACGTGGGCGTCGCCCTGGGTGTCGGCGTTCTTCAGCAGGTCGACGATCCCGGCGGTGACGTTGGCCGTACGCACGACTTCCTCGGCGTCCTTGAGGATCGAGTCCACGGCCCGGCTCTTCTCGCCGTCGGTGACCGCGATGAACGGGATGTCCGCGTACTCCGACCACTCCAGTACGGCCTCCAGGCCGTCGGACAGGTGCTTCTTGGTGATCGGGAGGATGAGGGTGACTTCGCGCTCGGTGGGCTCGGGGAAGCCGTCGGCGTCGTCCTCGCCGAGGCCCACGAAGTCGTTCAGCAGGCCCTTGATGTTGTCGATGTCGGTGTCGGCGGAGCCAGCGAAGGCAAGGGCGATGGGGTCGGTGCTGCTCAAGTTTGCTCCTGGTGTGGTGTGTTTGCCGCCTTGATCGGCGACGAGGAAGACGTTACCGGTTACGGCTTCTAAAAGCAAGAAATCCCCGCTTGTCTAGCGAGGATTTCAAGTGGCTTGACAATCAGGGCAGGTCAGGAACCCTCCGACCGGTGGACGGATGCCGTCGGGGAAGCCGCAGCGGCGGGGCCTCCGTACCTCCGCGCACCTGGAGATGCAGCAGTGCCACCACTCCCGCCGCCGACACGGCCGCCAGCCACGGCGCAGGCAGCCGCTGGGCCTCGTAGGCCAGGCCGACCACCGCGAGCGGCTGGAGCCCGGCGGGGAGCGAGAAGGGCAGGATCACGAGCAGCCACTCCCACGCGGTGAACGTGGCGAGGGCGATCAGTGCGAAACGCAGCCAGTCCATGGATCAGACCGTCCTCGCGCCGAGGGCGTTGACTGTCGGCAGGACAGCCGTCGGGGCCACCGACACGACCGGGGGCGCTGCGGGCATGGTGCGCCGCAGGACAGTCTCCAGGGCCGTGACGATCTGCTGGACGGCTTCGGGGCTCAGGGTGCTGGTGCTGGCCGGGACGACGGCAGTGTCTTTGACGTACTCCTCGACGGTCCCCGCCGGGATATGAAGCCGGACCTCCGCCTCGGAGACGAGCGTGTTCTGGAGCCGCGCGAACCAGGAGTACTTCTTCAGCAACGAGTGATAGAAGGTCGTGCCGGACACCCAGGCCAGGAACGCAGCGACGACGGCGGGCGCCCAGTAGAAGTGCTCGGGGTGCGCCTGGTAGACGGCCCAGAAGCCCGTGGCGACCGCGAGGACGGCATGTGCCGCTCCCTTGACCGTGCTGTTGGTGGACGGCTTGGAGAACAGGGCGACCACGGCCGGTAGGCCCAGGCCGACGACGAGGGATGACACGTCGGCGTAGTTGGTGAACATGCTTGTCCTTTACGGGTTCGCGGTTACTGGGTGGGGAGTACGGCATATTGGGGAATCGCGGCACTGATTCCCAAAGGCGTATTCTCGTCGAGCAGCGTGCGGATGAGGTAACTCCGCTCGACCCGGTTCTCGTAGTAGTAGGAGCGGGCCAGGTTCGTCGTACCGCCGGTCTCCCACAGGTATTCCGCGCCCATCGATCCGTCGAAGTACGGGCGGACGGCGTCACCTTCCTCGACGAGGACGCCGTCGATCCAGTAGATGCTGGGCTGGTTGGGCGTCATCTTGTCGTAGGGGACGCTGAAGCCCATCC